CTTTTTAGGTTGATTTTTTGGTTCTTTCTTATCATCCTTTTTAGGTTGATTTTTTATAATTAATCCAACAGTTCTCATTTTTTCCTCCTATTATGCAGTTGGTGCTGCTTTATGATGTAAGTAGATTCCAGCTACTTTATTTTCATAAACATCAGCAAGTCCATATTTTCTATAACCGAACTTCCAAGCATCAGCAGTTTGATTTTGTTCTGGTGTAACTACTTTTGGAGCAATATGTTTGTTATATTGCATTACAGCATCCTTTTGGATAATCATAAAGTTGATATCAGCACCATTAGTGTCTCCAGTTTCAGAGCCTTTTGCATGTCTTTTATATCCACCTTTAGTTTCACCACTTGATTTACCATCTAACATATCTATTGCAGTATAGAATCTTGTTTGTGGAACTAAAATAACTTGTTCAAATCTAGATAATACTTCTTTTGATTTAGTGTTATCTAAGTCATCAATAAGTCCTTTCAAAGTTGGAGTAATGAATAGATATCTTCTTTCGTAAGTTACTTCGTCTTCATCCATTTTATTTGTTCCTGCTCTTAAAGCACTAATTACATCAGCACCTGTTGATAGAGTAGCTGGTGTTGCAACTTTTGAAATACCGCTTGTTCCAGCATATGTAGCGAATCTAAATGCGTCACCTTCTGGAGCAACTTTAGTTCTGATAAATTCACTTGCTAATTTACCATAAGCAATTCCAGCTGTTTCTTCATTGTCCATTGCATCAACACTGAACATTCTACCTCTTTCATAATTAAATTTAACAGTTTCGTTTGTTAATGTTACATCTCCATTTGTGTAACCACTGTTTCTATCATAATCACCTAAAGCGTCCATATCAATTTTAGGAATTATGATTTCGTTTGCATTAGCTCCTTCTTGTGCTAGTGAAGAGTCACTATCTAATACTGAAGTTAACGCAGCTTGTTTGTACACTTCATCAAGTAAAGGTACATACTTTTTGAATTTTGTAATATTATTTGCCATTATAAATCATCTCCTTTTCCATTTTTGGCAATAAAAAATGAGATTTATTTCAATCCCATTATTTTTCGCATTTCTGCAAGTTCATCTTTTTGTTCTTCTTTTCCATCATCACCAATTTTATAACCTTTTTTATTTTCCTCAGTTTTTGAAATTAGTTCTGGAAAATCTTTTAATAGATCTTCAATTTCAGTATTTAATTTACTTTCATCTAATGATCCATCTTTGTCAAGAATATTCTTTTTATCTACGAGTCTAACTGCCCTAGTGATTTTTTCTTCCTTGACATTTTTTCTTAATAAAGCATTCTCAATTTTGGCATTAACTGCTTCAAGAGTTGCTTTTTCAGCTCTCTTAATAGCTTCTTGTGTTTTTTCATCAACACTTTTGTTTTTTTCTTCATCTTCTCTTGCTTTTGCAAGAATAGATTTAGCTTTTTCAACATCATCAATGCCTAAATCTTTTAATTGCTTTGCTAAAGCTTTTTGTTCGTTTTTTAAACTAATATCATTTAATTCTTTATCTGTGTACTTTTTTTCTTCCACTTTTTTATCAGTTTCTTTAGTTCCCTCATCTTTAGCATTCTTTGTAGTATCTTTTGCTTCTTCTACATTAGAAGTCTGAACATTTTCTTGTTCCATTTTTTCTCCTTTTTCTTGTTGGATAAGGTCATCCACACTCCGTTTATTCGTACCGGTCAAACGATATTTTAGTGCATAATAAAAGTCGATATTTCTATCGACTTAATGTTTATAAGCACCATAGAATATATAATTGCCTAGGACTTGTTATCAATTACGATAACTAACTATATACTCTATGCTACCTATAAAGTAGCACTTATTATTTTCTCTTATTTAATACGTTTACTATTTCTCTATTTTCTAATCTTGTTTTCTCCAATTCTTGCCTAATTGCAGATAATACACACATGATAAAAAATAAAAAAACAGCAATTATTATTAGTATTGCTATCATATATTTTCTCCTTTTATATCAATGTATTTTCATCTAAGTCACCAGTATATAAACTATCATATGAAATCTTTAATTCAATGCATTTTTTTAATTTTTCCAAATAAGTTGCATCATCATCAAAAACATTTGTGTAATCATTATTTCCAAATATTTTTTTATATTCTTGTTCTGCTTTTTCTATTTCATTTTCTAGTTCAGTGTTCTCAATTTTAGATAATTCATTTAATTTTTGTATAAAATTCATTATATTCTCCTTTTAACAATCATTTTAAAATAATCATACGCATTTGGAAACATATCATTTATATAACTTAACTCTTCCATGTCCTTTCGAATACTTGCACTACCAAAATGTGCGAATGCTTCAGCAGTCAATTTTCCTTCATGTTTCCAATAATTATCAGGATGTTTATATTTTCCTACACATTTATTTTTAGTTATTCCACCAACTAAATCAGATATGCTTCCCATTTTAGGACTTTGTTTCATTGCTTTACTAATTTCTTTATAAGCTTGATCATCAGTTACATTATAACATCTTTTATATTTCTTTAAAACATCATTAAAATCATTTATTAATAATTGTTCAAATACTTTATCATTTGATATATTGCCAAAAAAATTATCTATGTTGTGTGACATTTCATGGAACAAAGTTTTATAACTACCTCTTGAATTAACAGCGTCCTTTTCTAAATTTATTTTTATATAATCAAACTTAGAGTTATATCTTGCTGTTCTTCTTGTTTTTATATTTTTAAATTTGAATTTATCTATATTATCATTCAATACTTTTTTCATTGTTGTAGGAGCATTGTTAATAACATTTTTTATTTGTGTATAATGTTTATTTGGAAGTTGATATAATTTCAATGGAGTTCTTTCATTTGTTTTTATTTCGTAAATATAGTCAACTATTTTTTTCTTTGCTATTTCCCATTTTGCTTTTTTATTTTTTGAATTACTTGTATTACTAGGAGCTAATAAACCATTTTCTAGCCTATCAAATCTTTTAATATTTCTATTAATATAATTCAATTCCTCACTAGTTAGTTCATTTATTCTATTGTTAATCCAATTAACATCATCTTCATATTCTTCATCGGTATAATCTTCCATATCTTCTAATTCTGGATAATAAGTTGTTAATCCATGGCGACAGTTTGGATGCAAAAAACCCTGTTTCATTGCATCACTCAATAACATATACTTCCCATCTTTTTTAGTTCCACCAGAATAGACATCATCAATAAATATTTTATTCTCCCACTTTTGACATATAGGACAAGCACCACCATGAGAAGTGGACTTAACTAATACTCTACCTATAGATTTTCTAAAATCGCCTTCGCCCATTAGTTGAGCTCTTAAACTAGCAGTTCTAACAGCCATTTGAGAATAACTGGCAATGTTTACTCTTCTTCCATCTTTATATTCTATACAATTAAAACCCCTATTTAAGAAGTCTTTATTTGCTTCATCGATTGCAAGTTTAGTTTTTTGTAATTCAGTTAATTCTTTGGTTGCCATATTAGCAGCTTGCTTTTCTGTAAAAACTCCATTGGCAACAAAAAAAGCGCTTTTATGAATAACTTGTCTATATTGATCATTAGCCATTCTTAAAACTGCTGTATTAGCTGTTTTTAAATCATTATTTACTACTTTTATTAAAGCATTGACTTTTCTACCATTCGTTCTAAAAAAACTGTGATTCATTATTTTATTAGGTTTTAGGCTCTTACCCATTACTTTGTTATATTGATTAATTGCTTTAATTGAACCTTCTTTAAGCTCATTATTTAAGTGCTTAGATATTTCTTTAGGTAGTACCTTAGTATAACCACTTATGATATTCTTATTCTCTCTTTGATACCTTTTTAGTTCCTTTAATTTTTCTGCTTGCCATTGAGAATATTTGAATCCAGTTTTATCTTCCTCTTTAAGATGTCTTTTATAATTTCTTTTCATTGAAGATATCAATTCCATTTCCATATCTTCATACAATTTTTTGATATTATAATCATTCATTAATTATCACTACTTTGAATTATTTTAATATCAGAATACTTACAATTAACTGTTGTTGATACTGTATTATCTTTTTTCTCAGTAAAACTCACTCTTTCATTACCATCCCAATTAGATATGCTAAAATAAGTTATGTTTTCATAAGTCTTACCATCATATTTAATCTTTAGTCCTTTTATTGGTTTTTCTTTACTCTCTATCATTTGTATCACCTACCTTTGCATTTAATATATCTTCATTTTCAATTAAATCCAAATCATCATCAATTGATGGTTCTTCCATATCTACAATGCCTTGCTCATTTTTTATTCTTTGAACTTCTTCTTGTTTCCATTTATCATCCTTAGTATCTCCGTAAAGTTCTTCTACACTAGTTTCTATACTCATGATTCCATTTGTTTTAGCTTTTCCTATTGTTTCAATTTGAGCTTCAAAAGAAGGATTAGCATAACCACCAAATGAAGCAGTTCCTTGAATATCAGTAATTTCATTTTGATTCATAGTATCATACACTTTAAATGTTATGTTAACCATATCATTTATAACTTTTGTTAACACTTCAACAATTTGATTTCTCTTATATAGCGTTGTCTTTTCTTTTTCTCTTGTTGCTTCTGCATTATCTATCTTCTTTGTATCAATTCCTAAAGTGCTAGGACTAATTAAACCAGTTAAACATTGATCCAATGCAGTAATATATGTACTTAATAATGCTTCATATTGTATTTGTCCCTGCGTTGTTTCTATTTTATTCTTACTTGAACCATCTTCTGAAATTGTTTCTTCAACTGATATAAAGTCATTATCTAAATCGCTACCCCTTAATAATAACCCGGTTTCTGGATCTCTTGGTAATAATGATTCAGGAATATAAGTTTTAATTTGTCCTTTTCTTAAAGCTAGCATCCATTGTGACCACACTTCATCAAAGGCATCAAAGTTATCCAATTTTCCATCAAATAATGATTTTCCTCTACCGATATATTTTTTTGATTTTCTAAACATAACTGGAAGTGCCATCATAAATTCATTAGTATTTGTAACTGTCTTATATTTATTAATTAATTCTGGATAATCTTCTATCTTGCATTCTTTTCCTTCTTTATTAACTAACTTATAAGTTATATCTTTTTTTGAATATCTTTCAAGAAGTGTATATCTTTGTTTATTAATTAATTTTTTAGTTTTAAATATAACAGCAATTAGTCTTCCCCTTTCATATTCAAAATCAACTCTTGAACCATCATAATATTCAATGATTGGATATTGACTTATATCAGTATCAATAGACCACTTAAAAGCTCCATCTCCACACACTAATGCTCCTACTACTGAATCTCTTAATAATGCTTTAGGATTGTTTTCTTCTGCTATTTTATTCCATTCTTCTTGTCTATCTCCGGCTTCAATTTTATCTAAGTCATCTGTAGAAATATCAGCCAATGTATCTACTATCATTGAAGGTAATCCAGTGTGTATTTTTCTTATGTTCATTCCCACTGTAGGTTTGCTGCCCCAAAAGTGCTTATTTCCAAGCCTATCATTTAATTGTTCATATAGTTGTTGTATTTCATTTGGATCACCCCTATACCATATGTTATTAATAAATGCTTGGCTTTCATAATTATTTAATTGTTCAATATCTATTTGTACTGAATCAGGACTTTTAATTTCTAACCAATTTCTTATCATATTTTTCATCCATCCCATCTTTATCACTCTCCAGTGTCTGCATCTTTTATCATTTGCTTAATTATTTCCCAGTTACCTATTAATTTCTTAAATGGTAACCAAGCATATTGACAACCTTGTATATGATGGTCATTTCCATCTTCAAGTTGCCCATCTTCTGTAAAACTATATACGTTTGTTTCATCTATGTAATTTTTACACGTTTCTACAATTAAAAAGTCTTCGGTATTTAACCAAGACTGTTGTAATTGAACTCTCGTTAAGTTCTTTGTTTTTTTCCACGCGCCTTCAAATATGTAAATACATCCAGTTTTTCTTTTGTATTTTTTTGCTTCTGCTATTGTTCCAGCATCAGCATTATCTATAAAAATGTATCTTGCAAATCCCCATTTGCTTTTACATTTCTCAGCAAAATTAATTAATTTAGGTATAACATCTGATGGAGCAAATGGTATTTCTCTGTCTTTGTTGTTGTATCCTTCTTCCTCTAGTAAAATGCATTTTCTATCTTCTGTTATTCCTATAAATTCAAATGTAAGTTTATCGTGTGATTTCTTTGAGTAAGATGTATCACATCCTATTGCAAATCTTATAAACTTTCTTTTCTTTTTAGGTTCTACTTCTTTCCAGTCCTCAAACATTGCTTGTTTTTCACTTATTATGTGTTTACCAGCAATTATATTGAATACCAGTCCTGTAGCTTTTCCCCTTAATCCTTGTATTTTGTTTTTATATAATTTAGTTCCAACTGGTACAGATTCTATTATTTGTTTCTTCTTCTCATCAGTTAGACTTAAATTATGATTAAATGTAAAATACCACCAAGTCCAATCAGCAACTTGAGGTTCTTTTAACAGTTTTAATAATTCTATTGGTCCATCATTTTTATATTTATCTATTGGTCTAGATTTATTAACAAATTCTTTATAGCACTCTTTATTTGGATCATCTGGATTCATTGTACACAGTCTATAATCAGCTCTCATAAATGCTTCTCGTACAAATTCCATATCAGCAATATTAAACTCATCTATGAATAATCCATACACTTGGCCACCTAAAGCTTTCTTCCAACGAGCCTTATTATCATATCCCAGTACATAAATTATCTTATTTCCATTTTGAGTGTGAAAGAGTATGTGTGGAAGACTTATCTTACCTTTTCCATTAGGATTGTATTCTACACATCCACCTTCTTTATAATCTCCAAATATTTCAATTAATCCTTTATCAGAATTGATAATGTTTTTTTCAATTGTTCCTAAATCAAGCCCTGCTATAATACTAGGTTTTGTTCCTTTATAATTAGCAACTTTAAACATAAATTTAGGAATACCTACAGTTGTTTTTCCAGCGAATGTAGTGCCTTCAAGAAATTCAGTACTACAATCATATTTTAAGAAATCAATGTATTTCTCACTTAATGGAAATTCACTATTCACCTTTACCACCTAATTGTTTTGAAATAGATGATAATATTTTAGTCGCATTAGGATTCTCAACACTAACTTCATCTTTAGGTTTTTCACCAACAGTGTCTCTTAATGAATTAAAAGCTTGATAGTCGCCTTTTAAAGCTCTTTGCCACATAGCAATTATCATAGCCATTTGATTATCTATGTTCTCATCATCTATGCCTAATTGTTTAAACATAGTTCTAATCGTCTTTCCAGTCTTATCTCTAACATCTGGAAATGGTAAGGATAATAACAATAATATCTGGTCTTTCATCAATTTTTTCTTTCTTCTTACTTCTCCAGATTTAATTCCACCATTGCGACCTTTTCTTTTCGCTTCATCTGTGCTTTGTATTGGTTTTAAATCACTTGCACTCACTGCTATCATCTCCTTCCATCATTTTTACAATTAATTTTAAAATAAAAACAACCATTTAAGGTTGCTAACAATATCTTTAATAGATACTATACCAATGATATAAAGGCTGACATTTAGTTAATCACTCTAAATGTTATGCTGATTATTGCTTCCTAGTGGTTAATTTCTCAACTCTTAACCTAAACCTTATGCTAGATAACTTTTATATATCATCAGTACATTACCTATTAAAGGCAATGTTTATTTATCAATAAGACAAATAAAATTAGAACTTCTAGTGCCTTTATAAGCACCATATTGAATAAATATAAAGGATTTTATTAGTGTTTTGTTTGCAATACTCAACTAAACTCTTTTGATAGATTTCACATCACCTGTACTTCGTGTTTTAGTGAATTATAAGTCATATTAACCTTAACTATCAACATGCGACTTTTTATATATTTACTCAATATGCTACCTATAAAGATAGCATTATTTGAAATGATTGAGGTGCTATTATAAACACCATAGAATAGATATAACAGGATTCGAACCTGTGTCTCTGCTCGATAGCATAATTCAGTCTATTAATGTATGTCCTATTGTTTTTGCTACATACTAGATAACTTTATGTTCTAGCCACTGAACTATATATCTACTCTATGTTACTTATAATAAAGATACTGCTTAACCCTTCCAACTAGCATACCGTATCTTTCCTAGTTCCCTTTTTTCTCCCTTTAAAAAATTCAAATATCAAATAGCCATCAAATAAGGATTATCCTAAATTAAAGAAAATTCTTTATGGAAGTATAATTTTATTAAATGACCATCAAATAAAAAAGAATCATTGTAGATTCCTTTTCAGTTTTATTCCATAGATCTAAAACTTAAGAATTAATATTACCTCACGCATATAATAATTCCATGATACCATTATACCAAAAATTTTGTGACATTTCGTGACATCTTTATTTTTTGGTTTATAAAAATGTGACATTTTGTGACATTACAAATCTTTTTCATATAGTCTATGGCATTGTCTAGAACTATAATGAGTTAATTTTGATATTTCATCCCACTTTTTCTTTTCAACATCTCTATAGTATCTCACTAGTTCACTTCCCCCATACTTAGAAATTCTTTTCATTTCTTTAATGATATAGTTTTCATAAGCATTAATACTTTCTTGCAATGAATATATTTCACTATCAAGTTCTTCATCTTTTATAATATAATGTGCAAATTTATCAAATATTGCTTTGCCATCATTTTTACCAGTAATAATATCTTTCATAATTGGACTCCCTGGTTGAGATTTTATAAAATTGATTTTCTTTTTTTGCAAATACAATTCTAATGTATCTTGCAATTTATCAATTTCATTTTTGGCTTTTAATATATTCATTACTCACCTCTATCAAAATGCTCTTCGAGTTTACCATTCTTCATTCTAACATATTTAGAAATAATATTCTTATAATTTACTACAAATCCTTCAACATCTCTTTTAACTTCATTAGTATAAGTTTCATAAATGCTATCTAAAAATTCTTTTGTTGGTAAACCCATGAGTTCAGTAATTTCCGGAACTATACCTATAAAGTTTGGTATTTCTTGATTTGCAAATGGATATATAAATAATTCATGTTCGTATATTAGGTTATATAAGTTATATTCATCATCTATATTTGCTTTTGCAAACATATACCATTTTTTATCAAACTCTCCTACATCATACTTTAATTTACCCATTCCAAGCCATTCACCACATATTGCTGAATCATTAATTAATTGTTCTTGTAAATAATCTTTATTATCTAACAACCACTGATATAATCCTTTATATAATTTATCTTTTACTTCTTCTAACTCATTGATATTAATAATTGTCTTTCTCTGAGCAATGTATAGTTCATCGTTCTTCTTGAAGAATACTAAATTGTTCCCATCTAATTTTTCAGTAATGTATACCTTATCCCCTGAACAACTAACTCTTTTAGTCTTTGGATATATTTCTTTCTTTATCATAACTTTTCCTTTCTATTCATTCGCTTTAAAATTATATATTGGTTTAATTATTTTAATAATATCTACTGTATCTCCGATATTGTCAATTATTTCTTGCATAGATTTATAAACAAATGGGGCTTCATCAATTGTATTTTCATTGACTGATGTTGTATAAATATTTTTCATACTTTCTTTATATTCATCTAAATTAAAAGTTTCTTTTGCTTGCATTCTTGACATTATTCTGCCTGCTCCATGTGGTGCTGAACAATTCCAGTCATCATTGCCTTTCCCAATTCCAATAATACAACCATCTCGCATATTCATTGGTATAAGCACTTTTTCTTCTTTTTTAGCAGATATAGCACCTTTACGAACAATGTTATCTTCAAATGATATATAATTATGTATTGTTTCAAAATAATCATCTTTTAAATCCCAGCAATTCAATGGTTCTTCATCATCTTGATAGTACATTATGTTTTTTAAAATTATATTAGCAATTGTCTTTCTATTTAAAATTGCAAATTCTTGGCATATTTTCATATCGTGCAAATAATCTTCTCTATATTGTCCTTCCAAATATGCTAGATCCTTTGGTATTTTCTTATGATCTGTTTTATATTTTTCTTTTAATTTCATTAAAGCAGATTGTATTTCTTGTTTTCTTCCTTGTTCTTTATATGTTTTAATTAATTCTTGTTGTTTTTCTTTATATTCACCAATATTATAGTTGCATAATTGATTAGCTAATTCTTGATAATACTCTGCTACTTGTTTTCCTAAATTTCTTGAACCCGTATGAATTACTAAATATTTATTATTATCTTCATCAATATCAATTTCAATAAAATGATTGCCACCGCCAAGTGTTCCAATACTTCTTTCTAATCGCTTTGTATCTTTCAGTTCTCTATAACACTTTAAATCTTGTAATTCTAAAAATTTATATTTTCTCTCATCATGAACATTCATACCACTAGGAACATATTGCCTTATAATTTTGTCTAATTTTTCTAAATCTAAATCAATATTGCCCAATTCAACACATAACATTCCACAACCTATATCTACTCCAACTATGTTAGGTATTACTTTTTCTCCTAAATTTCCAGTAAATCCAATTACACAACCTTTTCCTGCATGAACATCTGGCATTATACGAACTTTACTATTTTTAAATGTTTCTTGTTCTAATAATTCATTTATTTGATTAATTGCTTGTTCTTCTATATTTTTAGTAAATATTTTTAAATTCATTATCTATCAGTCCTTTCTATTTCCAACCAAATTCATTTATCTGTTGGTTTATTGCTTGTAATATATCTAAAGTAAATTCATTAACTATTTCTATTGTTTTTCTCTTATTATAAAACCATATATAAACATCGTTTTCTTCATTATAGTAGTACATCATATATGGTGTAGTTTCAACTAAATCATACCCTAGTTCCTTAAATAGCTCTCTAGCACTTTTCATATTTTAATCATTCTCCTCTTCTAACATAGGTCTTATTGTTATATATTCTATTTCATTCATATCTAAAAGTGTCCCCCAATGGCTTACTTCATAATCATAAATTGTTGGAAGAATATCAACTCCCAATAATCTTATATAATTATCAAAAAATTCTATTTTTTCTAAATTATGTCCACCAACTTTGCAACCATTTTTATATTTGCATTCATAATAATATCTCATACTATTTCTCCTTTAAATTGTTAATTACAACAAATTCTTCATTTTCTTCATACATCAATGCTTCATTTAAAACATAGCCATTATCTAATACCCATTCGCAAGGTTCAGGATAACACAAATATTCTTCAACAATAATTCCTTTATTTCCTAAGTTAGTTTCAACATATTTTCCTAAATAAGAAAATTTAAACTTTGCATTATCAATACCACTATTATTATTTATTTGTTGTTTCATTTATTCTCCTTCAAATTGTTTATTTCATCTATTAGTTCATTGATTTTATATCTATTATGTGTAATATATTTTGCTAGAAATTCTTTATCATCTATTTTTCCACTTTCTAATTCTAATTTTTCTATCATCTTTGACTCTTCAATTATTTCTACTTCATCATTTAAACCATCTTTATTAATTGCTATAAATTCCATTAAACATTTATCATAATTATTTATATAATCTTGTATGGTACCATCTTTACAGTATTCCCAAATACTATTCATAAATTTTATTTTTTTTGGTACTTTTTCTCCATTTGCAATTGTTACCAGCAAATCTATCATTTTAATTTTCATTATTTATCATCTCCTATTATTTTTTTATTATCGCTCTCGATATAGTCAATATAATTTTCTTCATCAGTTGTTTCTAATTTTTTACTATAAGATGTATTTAAAATTAAACAAGGAATATCTTCACCTAAAAAACCATAAAAACTTTTTTCTACTTGTTCTAATTCTCCTATTGTTCCACAAATGTTTAATGAATTTCTAATAAAAACTTCTAAATTGTCATCTAAATTATTTAAAATTTCCTTTAATCTTTTTACTTTCATATCTATTCTCCTATTATACTTTTGTATTTTTGTAAAATTTCTTCAATCATATCACAACTTATTTGGTCGTAATCAAATAAATTAAGATAGCCTTCTAAATCCTTTATAAACTCTTTTTGTTCAGCTTTTAATGTAATTGTTACATCTTCCATTCTTTGACCATATTTATAAGCATTTTGATACATTTTTGTTCTTTCTTCAAGTTTTTTCTTTAATTCTTCATTTTCTTTCAAAAGTTCATTAAATTTTTGCTGTTCTAAAGCATTATATTGTAGTTCTATTTGATTAAGTTCATTTTTAACAAGTTCATCTTGTACAAGTGTTGTACTGTCTTTATGTACATAATTTACTTCCATTTACTTATAACTCTCTACTTTCTCTAAATCAAAACCAAATGTCCATAGTTTTCTTTTAAATGGATTTTTGAATGTAAATAAAGGATATTTTATTAAATATAATTTAGGGTTTCCAGGTATATTGTCGGCTTCTTTAATATCAATTATTTCTCCCTTTAATCCATTATTAATTACTTTATCTTTAATCTTTAACATTGCTATCACTTCCTTGTTCTAGACTTTTTTCTTAATTCATAATTAGTTCTTAATTCATCAATTATCATATATATAGAAAAAATACCTATTATAATTATCAATATACAGCCAATTATCTCTATCATTGATTATCGCTTCCTTCTATTTCTTGCATTTTATTTACTAGTTCATTATAATTAATAAATCTTCCATCATAATTTTCACTATGATCAATAACAACATCAACATTATGTAAATATTCTTTTAACTTATTCCACTGACTTTTTAGTTGTTTATTTTCTTGTTGTAAATTTTCAATTTCTTTCAATGCAGATATTCCCATTTCATATAATTTAAAATCATAATTGTTACCTAATTCTTCTTTTAGGTCTGAAAAGCTTTTATAATTATTCATTCTGACACCTCATTTAATATATCTAATAATTGTTTTAAATCTCTTATAACTTCATCTTCTTGACACCATTCTGTTTGATATTTAATAGTCCAATTTGTTGCTTTATCAATCACTTCTTTTTGCTTTTGGCTTTCTTCTTTCCAATTAATCATTTCATTAAATAATTCTTTAAATACATCTTTAGGTATTAAATAGTAATCTGTACCTTGTATATAATACTCGCTATAATCTTCTAATTTCATTTAATCACCCACTTGTGTTTTAATCTCAACAGGAATTATTGCTTCTGGTCTAAATATAAACTCATAATCATATCTTGATACATCAGAATCTTCTAGTTGCTCAACAACATAAGTTGTTTCTTCTGCTAGATATAACATATGCTTTTGATACTTATCCTCTCCTATTCTACAAACAACTTCTAATTCACTATTTAAATCACTACTACCACCTTGTATAGAACATTTACCAGTCATTGTGAATAAGTAATCACCAGTTCTTAAATTAACAAATGTGATTCTTCTTTTTACTTTGAACTCATCACTTTCTCTACTTATGTTGTATGACACTGTTTCTGCACTCGTACAACCAGTTAGTAATACTATTGTTAATCCTATTAATACTAATATCTTTTTCATTATCTAATCACTCCTAACACTCCTAAAATCATTAGCAACATAATTGCAAATATAATAATCATTGCTAATATTTCTACTAAACTTTTATCTTCAAATTTTTTCATACAATCCTCCCAATTATCTTTTTATATCGTTTTATACAACTATTAATGCCCACATTATCACTAAACCCTGTACTAGGGATATATAATTTGCCTGTATAACTCCAGAAACTCATAATTACATTTTTACCCCAATATAGATTAAAGTGTCCATTACTTACATTGCATAATTTAAAAGGTATATTATTTTCAAAAAATTTTTTCTTTGCATATTCTAATCTATCATTAAAACAATTTTCTCTTTTTTCTTGTGCTTGTTGTTTTAATATAGGTTTTACATCTCTCCAATAATCTCCTAAAGTATCATCATCCATTGCTTTGTTTTTCCCTTTCTCTTTTGTTATATTTTCAATTATTTATTTTTATTCCTTGCTCTTTACAATTCTTTAGAATCATATATTTTTGAGCATCATTTTTAAAACCTACTAATATACTAGGTGGTGTAAGTAATTCCTGCTCTGCTGGTCTCCATATATGCAAACAATGTTTATGATTATTAACATAATCTTCTTCTTTTGGATGATACTCAACACATGTTTCATTTTTATTCCAAAATATATCTTTCATCACACACATTTGATCCCAACTAGGTGTTTTATTTGGCATTGATACAGATAAATGTTCCCAACCTAATTGATAGCTAAATATAAAATTTAAATATTTACCACTATATTTATCATAATATTTCCCGCCAATACCATCATTTTTTGCTTCTGCTTCAATAAATAAGTTTGGAGTTTTCCTAATTTCTTCTATTGTTTTCATTACTATCACTTCCTACTATTTTTTTCATTTTAACGTCTCTTTACTTTTCTTACTAATCGTTATCCGCTATTTCTAAATAGTCTAGTAAACTAACATAACAATCTTTACATAATGTACATAATTTTTTATTTTCACAACCTTTGTATGTATAAATTGCTATTCTGTTTTCTTTGAATGTTACATTTCCACACTTACAACAAACTTGTGCATTTCTTTGTGATACATTATTTAAAAATCTCATTAAATCTTTATCACTCATTTTTCTTATTTCATTTAATTTCATAATTATTTTCCTTTCTCAATAAGCCTAATTATTTCCTTAAGTTTTGTAATAATCGTATCTTTTTTAATATCAGAAGTTAGGACTATGTCAACTAACTTACTATGTATTGAGTCTATTTTTAGTTCATAGTCCTTATTTTCAAACATTAATACTTCCACATCTTGATTATAAGTATCCTCTGCACACTTAATTTCATTTTTTAAATCATAATACTGCTTATTTGATAATATCTTCATCTTGTTACTCCTCAAAATAAACTCTTTCAATCTTATATCTACATTTTCTTAAATTACCTCTGCAAATATTATCAGCAATACATTTCTCATTTGTATTAAAAAATTTTGCACAATACTTAGATTTTGTAAAAATAGCAATTGGCTTTTCATTGTCAAATGTGTCATAAACAACAATACAGCTATTTTTATAATCTTTTTCATCATCACTATTACATATTGCACTTAACAAATTTAAATATGGCTCATAGATTTTCTTTGACATATTTGATTGCCCTACTTTCATTAGCACTACTCCTAATACTTGTTTTTAAAGTATTAGGAGTTCTTCCTGGCTTAATTGTTTTGAGAATGTATCTTTTACTTAACTTTTCTTCTTGCTGTTTTATTTTTTCGTTAAGCTCTTTTATTGTATTTTTCAATTTATGATTTTCTTTTACAAATCCACCTTTTGAAGCGCTTTGTGTAACAAATTTATTTTTTAAGATTTCATTATCTTTTTTCAATTTTTCAATTTTAGCATTCAAACTAGTAATTTGTTCAATTTGTTCAGCACATCTTTTATTTAAAATACTTGTTACATTTTTTTTCTCTCTTTATATTTTTCGTATTCTTCTTGTAATTTATTTTTTTCTTCCAAAACCCCATAAAAATCTTTCTTATAAAAAATTTTCATAGCTTTAATTCCTTTCTATTATAAGAATGGTAAATCTTCATCACTTAATGTTACTTCACTTCCAGCAGTATCATAATCACTTGTATAATTTTGTTGTACTTCAATTGATGTTTCATTTTTCTTTTCGTTGCTTCCAGCAAAATAAACTTCTTCAACTATAAATTCAGTTACAAATCTTTTTTTACCATCGTTGTCGTCATAATTTCTTGTTTGTGCTCTTGCTGTGATAGCCATCATGCTGCCTTTTTTAAAGTATTTTTCTATAAATTCTGCGGTGTTTTTGAATGCTTGACAATTAAGAAAATCAGCATCATAATTACCATCTTTATTTTTAAAATTACGATTAATTGCTAATGTAAATGAAGTAATCTTTAATCCACTTTGTGTACTTCTTAATTCTGGATCTTTTGTTAATCTTCCAAGTCCTATAAATTTATTCATATCTCTTTTTTAATTCCTTTCTTAACTTTTCATTTTCTTTTTTTAATTCAGTAATTTTTACTCTTGTAAATGCTTCAATATTCTTTATGTTTTCATATGTTACTTTTAGATTGTCATACGTAACCTTTAAGTTCTCATACTTTTCTTTATAATCGTTTTCTTCGCTTTTGACTTTTTTAAATACTGCAACTGTTTTACCTGAAAATTCACATTTCTTCTTACCATAAATTACTACAAATCCTAAATTTACTAGTTCATTCAATCTAGGTGAGGCATTGTTTCTATCATCATTATTTGTATAGCCTTTTTCATGCATTCTAATAGCAATTTCTTTTGCAGTAAGCATTTCATCACCTAATACTTCTAAAACTTGTGATTGTCTTTGCTTCGTGTCTATTTGATTGTAAGAATCAATTTTAGTTTCTAAACAAGTCGGCTCGAATATATAATTTCTAGTTTCCATATACTTCCTCCAAATTTTTAAGATTTGCTATTTCATCTGGTGTAAGTGTATCTATATCTAAAGTTTGAGCTTCTTGAACGATACTATCAAGTAATAAAGCCATCTCTTTTGAATCGTATACTGAACTTCCATAATAAGCGATTAGATTGGTGAATCCTTCGAATTTTGATTTCGATAAGGATTCACACATCCATCCAATTCCTTTTTTAGTCCAAGCATTTATAAATGTACTTACTGCTGTGTTTCTAATAGGAATAATCTCATATTTGCCCATTTCTTTTATATTTTTTCTATAAACTTCTTCTTTTGTGATATGTAGTTTATCAGCTATCTTTTTACAAAGAACCCAACAGTATCCATTTGCATCTAATGTTCTCTTTTCTTTATGTTCCTTAATTTCATATTCTTTTTTTGGATCAAGTTGCCATAAATATTGTGAGATTTCTTTAGGACTACCTATCATTAGTCTTCATCATCCTTGATGTAATCTAAAATGCTGTTTAATTTTTTTATAATTTCATATTGAACTAATGATAAACGACACTTTTGACCATTTATAACTGCATAATTAATTAAATTGCCATTTACTGTTTTTTCTTGTTTTATTTCTATTTGTTCAAATTCATTTTCTACTTGTTCTTTCTCGGTATCTGATTCACACAAAAATTTAAATATTGAATCAAATGCTTTGATACTAGTTCTTTCTTCAGCATTAACTTGTTTTATAAAGTCTTTACATTCTATAAGTTCATATTTTTTTATTACATAACATTTTTTATCAGCATATCCTAGGCCTGGTATGATATTGTATAGGTTATAATTTATATAAGTCTTATCTCCATATACTTTAAAAGCATTAAAACAAGTTGGTATTGTTCCACTTCTCCATCTAAAATCATATTTTTCTAGTAATTTCATTAGCTCATCGTATTCTTTTTGAGTATTGCAATGTACTGCTATATCTTCGTTTTTAAATTTTTCTATCATTTTATTCATTGTTTATGTTCCTTTCTTTTAAAAGTTCATCTGTTAGTTCTATTGCTAAATCAAATATTATTCCTTTAGATATAAAACTATCCACAATATTTTTATAATTGTAATTTTTAATCTTATTTGTCATTGTATCTTCTATATTGCCATCAAATTTTTTTATATGATAATCTTCACCATTTCTTACAGTATCTTTTACATAGTTAAGCATACCAACATAATTTTTGTCTTTATATTCCAGCTTTTGTTCAAGTTCTTTTATTTTTTCTATTAAATCTATATATTCTTTTAATTTTAATACAACTTTATTTTCTTCCATTTTTTCTCCTTCTTTTACATAAAATCTCTATCACTAATACCAACTTGTTCTGAAATTGGTATCGGGCGATAATTGTCTTCTAAATCTTGTTTAGTATTTTCTAGTTCTTCTTCCAAAGTACGATATTTACCAACTAAATCTTCTAATAAACTGATAATGTCATCTTCTATCATTTCAAATGGTTCTATTTTATAACCCACTATTTTTTCAATGTCATTTTTCAAATTATAATCAATGTCCATTTAAGCCACCTTTTCATAACTCATACCATTATTTTCAATGAATTTTCTTAAAGCAACTAATTGATTTTTTTTACCAGTAATTTTCAATGTAAATGTTAGAACTGGCTCTTCTTCTTTTACTTCAACTATTGTTTCAGCCATTTCTTGCATTTTTTCTTCTTTTTGCTCTTCAATGACTTTTTTAGTTTCCTCTGTTTGACTCTTTAATGCTTCTTCTCTTTGAATTAACTCACTATTCTTTCTGATAATCATTCCTAAATCAAAATTGTTTAAATAGTCATTTTTAAGCTCAGTTTCATATTTACTGTGTAATTCACTTATTGTAATTAAATCGTTTCTTATTTTGTCTAATTTGCTTATTAAATCTTTTTCTACATCTTCAATTTTGAAAGTTTTATTTAAGTATCTTTCATCGAATATTTTTTCAAATTTTAGAACATCCTTTAATTCTTTTACTTCACTTTCAAAAATTACTAGAATTGCTCTCTTCTTCTCTTCTTTGTCTTTATTCTCAACTTCTTTAACTATTTCATCAATCTTACTTGATGAATCTTTTATCATTTCAGTAATTTCTTTTACAACTGTCTTAAATTCATCAAATGGTTTCATAAATTCTTTTTCTAGTCTAATTCTTTCATCATTTAATTTCTTAGCAGTTCTATTAAGCATAGCTTTATCTTCTTTTGCTTTATCAATAGAATTAATATCATAATTCTCAGCTTTATAATCTTCTAACTTATTTTTAATTTCTTCTTTGATTTTTAAAGCATTAGTGGTTAATTCTCCTAATGTTAAATTTTCAACTTTTAATTCTAATCTTTGCTCTTCCATTTTTAAAATATTTCTCCTTCTTTTGTTTCATTATTTTTTCTTATTATTGGCTTTCTTTTTAATGAAGCTATAGCTCTTTTCAATGTTCTTTGAGTCATTTTAGTAACTCCACTGACTTTAAATGCTTCATTTACTTTTTCTTCAAATGTATCAGTTTCAAACAGTAATTTTTTATACTCAATTATTAAGTTTTTATTTTCTTCAATTTTTTGTGGGTCTTTTTCTTCTTCAATAGTTAGTTCAACTTCTACATTGCCACGATCTAAAGTATCAGATTCCACAATATCAAATGCATTCATATACAAATATCTTCTTAAATATGTTTGAACTCCACCAATAGACTGAATTTTGTTAGCACCCTTTAGCTCTAAATCAGCTGTTGGCATTGTATAATCTATTTTTTCTTCTACGTTTTCACTATTGATAATAGTTAGTATTGCTTTATCACTTACTAATTCAAACATCGTGAATAGTTGATAAGTATCACATAATTCAATTAATGTTGGAACAAAGTCTGTAAGTTCATAATACTTAAATCCTGAATACTTATTTTCTCCTGTTTTTTTAAGTTTCTTATTTGATATTTCTTTTTTTACTTTTTGTATTTTTTGATAAATATTTAATTTTTCTTTTTGCTCTTGCATAATTTTTCGTCTTCCTTCTTTCTATAATTCCAAATTAGTACATAATTTGTTATGTTTTGAATTGTTATTTCTTCCCAGCCTAATTTTTCAAGGCCAGTTTCAAAATCAATAATTGATTTCTTTTGCTTAAGTAATCTTTTATAGAGATTTATAATTTTGTTTCTATCAACTTTCTTTTTTGACGTAAAGATTTTCTAGAAAGTTATCAAATGCTTTTAAATCTATCATTATGAACTCCTAAACTCTTTTAGAAAATTATTAAAGTCTTCATCACTTTTTTCAAGTTTGTCAGATGATTCACTGCTTTCTATTTTTTGGTTAAACCAATCAGGTATTACTTTCTTAGCTTCCTTTTTAGATGATTCCGCTTCTTTTATTTCTTCAAGTGTTGTATAATTACAGCCACTCCAATTTTTTAATATACCTTCTACATAACCAAATGTTCTTTTACTATTGAGTGTGGCTATTTCAAATGCATATTTGATAATGTCTTCACTAAACGACAACAACCAACTATCTATTTTTTGTAATTCAATAGTATTTAAAGTTCTTCCAAATAATTCTTCTACATATTCATATATATTAGTTGTTGTATTATTCTTATCTATACTATACTTACCTAACTCTATACTATCCTTACCTGTGTATCCATTTTGTATACAATTTGGATCCATAAGCTCGTAAGTGCCATTTTTTTCTTCGGTTAAATGGCTTTTTTCTTCTGTATATAGTGTTTCTTTGTATCTATCTTTTTGTACGTAATTATGTATTTTCCAATGTTTAATTACTACCACTCCTGTATCAAATGGTATTATAAATTTTTTACTAATTAAGACTTTAAAATCATCATCACTACAACCTACAATTTTTTGTATTTTTTTAGGTGTTGAAACAAAGCCATCATCGTCAGCTCTCATACACAAATCGTAGTATAATAATCTGCTACTTTGTGGCATTTCCAAGAACAAATCAGTGTCTATAATGTCTAAATTAAACATTCTTCTTCTAGCCATTTTTACACCTATAAATTAATCTTACAGAAATATTCACTATTGCCTTTGTTCATACAATTTTTAATTTCTTTTTTATTGTAATCGTTTAAAAATATTATTACTGTAACAATCATAAACACGACTAATATACCTATTATTAAAGTTATGATTTTTTCTTGTTTTTCTTTTACTTTGAAATATTCTTTTTCATAACTTTTTTCTTGATTTTCTTTAAGCTTTTCAGGGCTCACTATAAATTCAGGTTCTTTTTCTTTCATTTCTATTTTTTCCTTTCAAATATAATTTTTTTGACATAGATTTAAACCCCTAATTGATTTATTCTTCACTTTTTGATATAATTATCAGTGAAGAACTTTTGCGTATGTTCTTCTTTTTTTGTGTACATTTAATCGCTCCTTTCTGGTTCTTTAATTAATATTTTTTTCTCGAAGTACCATTTAGGAACTTTTGCTCTTATAATTATCGTTCCTGGATATTCTCTTTTAAGTCTTATATTTAATTCTTCAATTAGTTTATAACTTGCTGATTTTCCCAACCCAGTTAACTTGATAATCTCTTTTGAATCATAAAATTCCATATTCTCAACTCCTTTCTTTTATTTCGCGTGGATATTGATATTTTTTTTATTCTCCTTTTTCTTCACTTTGAGTGAAATAAAGTGGTAAAAAAAATTCATTAATATTGCATCCAATAACACTAGCAATTTCATTTAATTTATTTATTGAATAATTAAATGGATGATTCTTAATATTTATATAAGTTCTTTCAGTTATATTAAGTTTGCCAGCAATGTCGCTATCTAACAAGCCATATCTTTTTTGGACTGATTTAATATTTCTTATCACTTGCTCTTCATTTGTTTCCATTTATACCTCCTAACTAATTCAATTGTAATTCACTTAAAGTGAATTGTCAAGCGTTTTTCACAAAAAGTGAAAAAAATATTGTAAATTAGTGAAATTTATTGTATAATTTTGTTGTAAGGAGGGGAAGTATGAAGAATTATTTCGCTAAAAATATTAGTTATCTTATTGACAATAATATAATAAGCGTTGAAACAATTTTAAAAATTACAAATCACAATAGTCCTGGGCTAATATCTATGTGGAAATCTGGAGAGCGAAATATAATGACAAATGACTTAATCGCTATCGCAAATTTTTTAAATTACACAGTTGACGATTTAATTAATAAAGATTTAAGCAAAAAAGATTCAAAACTATCAAAAAGTGAATTAGATGTTTTATTTGATAAACACAAAGATATACTAACTGATGATGATAAAGAAACAATAAAATTTATTATCGAAAAAAGAAAAAGAGAAATAGATAAGGAACTTGATGGAGAATAATTGACAATAAGTATGCTAGTATAGGTACTTAATATAAATGTAAAGAATAAAGAGGTATTAAGTATGATCATAGAATTATTAAAAGGGAGCATGACTCAACAAGAGTTATTAAATTATTACAATGCTAACATCACTTATGTTAGTTTAAGCAAAGGTATAAATGGTTTTGTTTTCAACCACAGAGGTATATACAATATAATTATTAATTCTAACCTATCCTATTATAAAAAAAGAAAGTCAATATTGCATGAACTTGCTCATATAGAACTTTCACATTTAGACCAGGATAAAACAATGTTAGAATTTAATAGAAATGGTTTTGAAGATGAAGCTGATAATTATCTTAAATTTATTAAAGACAATTTAAGAAATAAAGAAAGAGAGGAAAATTATGAATAATTGCCCAGTATGCGATAGAGAATTAAACGCATCAAATACAACATTTGCTAAAGTAGATAATCAAAAAATTTGTCTAGATTGTTTTAACAGATTATCAAAAAGTTTTTTTCCCTGGGATTTAAAAAAACAACCTGTTGATAAATTAAGAAAAATTGTTAGAGATAACAAAATAGCAAACGGAGAAATAATAGAATGTCCTAGTTGTAAATCACACAACATCGATGTTCTCGCAACAGATAAAAATTATAAAGAAAAATATAAGACAACTTTGAATTTAAATCCACTTAAAATATTTACTTTAACAAATACAAAAAAAGTTGTAAAAGAAACATCTAAAGAACACAATGAATACCTTTGTAAAAATTGTGGTAATAGATGGATTGGAAAATAAAAAAATAGCACCTGCGGCAACAGGTACTACAAATTAGAAAAACTTTAAATATCAATATCCACGCTAATAGAATTGAGTTTTTTTAATGTTTTTCTATAGGAAATTATACTAAATTAATAGATTAAAATCAAGAAAGGAGAACAAAAAATGAATAGAATATATGAAAAAACTAGATATTCAAATATATATAGGCATAGTAAAAATGGAAACTATGTAATAAGACATGATGATACTACGATATCTAAAATAAATAATCAAAAAATATATGACATCAAAGTTGCTAGAGATTATAAAGCAAAACTAGAATTGAATATTAAAAAAATAGAACAGTCTACTAATTCTTATCTATTTAAAGATTTATGGAATGAATACATATATTATTGTAAGGAAATATCAAAACTGTCTTATAATACATTAAAAAAGAAAAATGTAATATACAATTGTTATTTAAAAGATTTAGAAAATTTTAGAATTGACAAAATGGTCAAAGAAAATATCATTGATTTTATGAATCAAGTTGTTGCTTCTGATAAAACAAAAAATGAAATATTAAAATTATTAAAAGCATTTGTAAATTGGTGTTATGAAGAAAAGAATTTGATTAACAAAAAGCCAACTTTAGGAATCAAAAGTATCAAAGTTTCAAAAGTAGAAATGAAATATTGGACGATTGAAGAATTTAAAAAATTTATGACTTATATTTCTAATCAAAAAGGTAATTTGGCATATCGTATAAAAATATTAGTATTAATTGAATTACATTTAGGCGATAGAATTGGAGAAACAAGGGCTTTAACTTGGAGTTCTATAAGTGAAGAACATTCTACTATTAGAATATCACACTCAATTAATTATAATAATAAATCTAAAGACTTTTTATCAAATACCAAAAACTACAATTCGGATAGAATTGTTGATGTTAGTAACTTGTTAATAAAGGAATTACTTAAATATAAACAATATCTTATACAGCAACAAATTAATATTAATGACATAATATTTTATAATTATAATACTAATAAGCCATATTCGGACTCAAGTTTAAGAAAACAATTTTATCGTTTTACAGAAGAATCAGGTGTTTCAAAAATTAGACTTCAAGATTTAAGGCACACATATGTTGCTCTTATGATGAATGAAGGTTGGGAGTTGTATCACATAAGTAAAAGAATTGGCCATTCAAATTACTCTACTACTGTTAATAAATATGGTCATCTTGAAAATAACTTGCGAAAGGAGGTAGCAAAAACTACTGATAAATATATTTCATGGTAATTTTCGTGGTAAAAAAATGATAAATCAAGTAATAATAAGGGGGAAATAAAAAACAGCATTGCCCATCACCTGCTCCAAATTGATAGGAAACTCGGAAATTAACTTCCGAGAGTAATAAATGCTAACTAGAAATAGTTAGTTTTTTTGTTATGTAAAGGAGCCTTTTTATGTTAAATATAGAAACAAAAGAATTAAAAATAAGTGATAAATTAAAAAGAAAAATTGAAATAATAGATAGATTTACAATACTACTCCAATTATAAGTAATGATTCAATTAAAAATATTACAGGTACAAATGTTGCTTATGTTATGCCACATATCATTGTTATTAAGAATAATAAATACCTAATATTTGATGAATGTGATGTGTTTATATAAATACCTTTAAAAGCAAAATATCATTTAAAGATTTAGAAGGTAAAAGCCACAAAAAATTACAAACATCTACAATAAAGAAAATATTTTAGGTAAAACTTGGAGAGATTTAATAAGAATAATACCTATAAAAGATAATGATGAATTTAAAAGTAACAAATTAGAACTCGAAATAATCACTATTAATTTATCAAATATAACAAGTCCAGATGGAACACAGCTACATAAAAATATTTTTAAAACAAGTAAAGTAACAACTTAATACTTGTTTTTTAATATAAATATTTATATTAATTTAAATTATTATTTATATTCTTATTATATTAATTCTTTATATTATTATATTATGTGTGACAAAATCATCACCCCTAGATGGAAATTTTCATCTACCCTAGGCAAAAAATATAAATCTTATTCAAAATAAAAAGACTAGTTATATTTCAAACCAATCTCACTAATAAATTGTAATTTTCATTACGATATAAGTTCTATATTTACTGCATTGATTTGTGGTGGATTTGAATCTTCAATTAAACCACTAAATGTAACTCTTACTTTACTATTTACTGCATAATAATCATTTGTACCATTTGTTGTCCTTGATATTTTCATTGTTACTTTATCCTTCACTTTAAATGATTTACTATCTCTTAATACTTCAACAGTTATATAGTTTTCTTCTGCAACAATGATTTCTCCCTCAAAAACATCTTTAGATTCGACAAATTTTATTATTTCTTGATTATTTATAACATCTAATATTTTTGCTTCATCATCAATAAATACTTTCTTAATAAACTTTTCTTGTTCTTCTTTACTATTATTTATTAAACCAACTATTACTTTATTAGTTATATCATCAACATAATTGAATGCAAAATTAGATGTATCATTATTATCTTCTAAATAATTAATAATATAATTATTGATTTCTTTTGCACTAAGTTTTTGTTCTAGTTCGTATCTCATAAACCAACTACCCATTTTAACGCCAATATTATTTTCATAAGGTTCATTTGGCGATACTCCAACATATCTAATAACTTTATAACCTAATCCCCAATATGTCACTTTACTACCATCATTATTAACTATTTTGATACAATACTTTGGCTCATGTCCTGTTGTTACTCTACCACTATCTATATAGTTTGTTATAATTCCCATTGCAATAAGTCCTATCAAAACAATTCCTACGCTGATACATATTTTTTTCATATTCAATTCTCCATTTCAGCAAATTATTATTTATCTTTCTCTATATTATTTTTAGACATTGTTATTAATTCATATCCATCTTACAGCATCTCATTAGATATTTTTTTTACTTTTTTGCCATGGTGTCTGTCTTTGAAAAATACTTTATAACGACAGTTTTGTACAATTTTTCTACACCTCATAATACATAATAAACTAATAAATTACAATTTTATATATTCTAATCTTTAAACCATTTTACTAAAAATGGTTTAATTAATTCGTAAATAAATATTGCCATAAAGTTTATTAAGAATACTATTAATATCAAACTAATATCTATTGATGCTATACTTATTAATTTACCAATAGGTGTAACAAACACTATGAGTTCAATTAAAAGTATC